CATTCCGGATGGTGAATTCAAAAGACGAGCCGACGATGACGCCGGGAATTGCAGCAACAATCAAAGCAGCCGTATCACTTAAATCAGCCCTTGAGCCGCCGGCGGGATCTCTCGATATAAATCCCCCTATCATTTCAGCCGCAGCATACGTCACTGCATCACCCGTCGTTTCAACAGTCACAGTGGAAGTCGTCAGGTCAGAGATGCCCGGTATGAGAATAACAAGACCCGTAGCAGTCGGATTCGCAGCAGCCTCGCTGGCAACCCCGGCAAGTACATATGTTGCATCATAAACATTGGTGAATCTGTCATTCCCCTCGTCGAAGTATACAGCTTCAAGGGCCGTCCATGCCTGGGCCGAGACCTTCGCATATTCTATGAGACCTGCAACTGCAAAGGCGTTTTTCGCTGCTGCGTCTGCCGTATTAATTGCAAGTGATGGGATCCCGTTTATAAGGTAGATCTTGTCCGTTGTTGTCTCCGATGCGTGAGTATAAGTCACAGTTCTGACAACTATCATGGCGTCCCTTACCAGGACGGTACCCAACAGCCCTGCCCCACCAACCAGAGTCCACCAGTTACCGCCTTCAAAAGCAGCCACAGGGGATGCAACCAGGGAGACGACAACGGCAAGCATTAATGCCATAAGAATCAGCCCATATTTCCCAAATATTCTCTTCATGAAATCTTTCCTCCTTAAATTATTTTTAATCGTTAAAGTTCAGCTCCAGCCCTTAACCAACAGTCTCAAAGAGATCGTTGTTCTCAGGGTTGGAGTAGTCCTTCTTGCCGCCGGTTGGAGGCTTCTTTTTCTTACCCTTGAGATCGTCAGTCGCACGGTCGCTCTCATCCTTCCCTTTGAACATGGGGTCGGTCGGGAAGTCTTCTCTCGCCTTCTTCTCGAACTTGTCCCGCTGAGACTTGAGACGCTCTATAGGCAGGGTCTTCAAGAAGTCGCCTTCAGAAGTCTGCTCTTCAGCCTTCTCACCAACCTCCTTGATCAGGACGCCGAACTTGAGCGTATCTTTGACAAGGTTGTCCCTGTAGGCCACGCCATCGGCGGCAGAGGCTTTAAGCTCCTTGAGGCCATCGATAGTTATCTCCTCACCCAAGAGAGCGATAATAGGCTCCAGAAACTTAAGCCTCTCGATCTTCAGGTTTAAAGCCTTCAGCCCGGCATCTTCGGACGCTGATTCATCAAGGCCGAGTAATACTAATACCTTCTTCATTCGTTTTTCCTCCTTTCTTATTTTTTGAAGTTTTGTTTTTTCATCTTCTTCTATGTGAACACCGTCAGGCTTTACGCCTTTAGTGGTTGTAGCGGCCCGCTGAGCGCCTAGATAGACAAGAGAACCTTCCTGTGCTTCGCCGGGGCCCTTGTATTCCCAGTAGATAACATCACCCGTGTCATCATCAGATATTTTGACGACGTTTGCCGCGCTGAAACCGATTGAAGCATGGCGGTTTATTCCGGCGTCTATCTTTTTAAGGAAATCTTCCAGGCTCGGTAGCTTGACTGTATAGAACCAGGTATTGAGAAACCACACCTCTTTCATACCATCAGGAAGATGAAGCTCTTCACCGGTCATTTTACGGGCATCAGCAAGGGACATCTTCTCAATTTCGGCGGCAAAGAAGAGGCCTTCTCCTGTGCCGTCTCTCTTATGTCCAAGCAGCAGCGATTTCCCCGGAAGCGTCTTTGCAAAGTCTTCGAGCAGTTTCTCACTGAAGCGCTCTACATCCCTGTCGATGGCGTTATTTGCCAGCCTGATTTTTCGGGCATAGACCTCGTCGGCAGTCAAATCGATGAGGGCGAATTTATTGATCAATGCAAGCTGCTCATCGTTGATTTTCATACCTTTGCCGAGTGCCTCTCCGGCGACCTTTTCACCAGCCTCTTTACAGACGGCGAAAAGGAGGTCTTTAGTCTTGCCCGAGACGGGGCCCTGCTCTTGCTGTTTGGTTTTCATGGCTTACCCCTGAAGCTTTACTTTTTCGATCTTCACTTGTTTACCGTCCTCGAAATAAACCCGGTGCGGCACTCCGTCCCTGATCGTCAAATTGGACGTCTTTGTCCGGACTGCAGTCTTTGCTTTATCCGGCTCTGCTTCCTTCTGAGTGGGCGCCTTAGAAGAAGCGGTCTTCGAAGCGGCCGGCTTGATCTCAGCTAATAGCTCATTGCGAAGCTTGGTCCCTATCTGTCCCTTAAGATTGAGCCGGGTTTCGAGGACGGCCACATCGGGCACGCCTTTCTTGCTGAGGCCCTCCTTCTTTTCGAGCATTTCTTTTATTGCGATCTTTATCGCCTCTCTGTCAAGTTCCGCCATTTTTCAATTCCTCCGTCTCTTTATTAGTTTGTTTATTTTTAGAGTCCCCTGAAGAGTCCTTATTACCCTCGACCCCGGAGCCCTTGAAGTCTTTTTTTTCGCCAGTTAATCTTTCAGAAATCCTGTCATTAAATCCCTTCTGTGCCATCAGACTGCCTCACCTACCGGGCCAAGTGTGCAATAACAATTCGGATGTGTATCCCGAACAGCCACCGGGGCCTCATTAATATCATATTCACCCCTTAGAGCCTGACAGATAGGACAGCCATCGGAGGCAACATAAAAAAAGACGCGTGTTTCTCCCTCTGCCTTCATCTCTTCCAGTTTGGCCGTTTCTGCTGCCATTGCCATTTCTGATCTCGCCAGACGTTGCCAGTTTGAATTAGCGTCATCGAATATCCCGGCAAGCCGATTCGCCACATGCCGAGGGTTTGATCCGGCCAATACCTGGGCTTCCATTTCAGCGATAATCTTATTTTGAATTTCCCGGGTGGTCCCTTCTTTTACAAGCTGAAAACCATTGGCTACCAGCTCATCATATATCTCATTGTTCTTGATGATATCCAGAACAGGCCGTTCCTTTCCAAGCAAGGTCGCAGCCTGAACCAATCCAAGGGAATAACTCTCTCCATAATAAAATGAAATGAGTTCATCGGGATCAGTGGCCGGATTCCACGATTCGGTAAAATCATCCATCGCTTTATAAACTTGCGCCCGTTGTTCCTCAGTAAAGGTAAAGGTGAGAGGGTCAGGCAGATCCTCAGGGGCTTTCCCCGACTTTCCCGTAGGCAGCAAATTCAAAATAGTCAGGACAATAACTTCCAACTCATCAGTGCTGGCAACTAAATCATTCTCATAATCTTTCTCGACCTGCTCCACTTCAGGGGCAGGAATAGGACGGGTCTCTTTAGAACAGCATACCGATTTTGTAATCTCGTCCCAACGCTGGGCAATTGTTTTGGTCTTATGCAGGAGTGAACCCATTTGTCCGCCCTTTTTGTGACAACCACAACTCTTCCGAGTTCTCACATTGATATTTTCTTTAGCTCTCTTCGGCTGGTTTTGATTAGTGCCAGTGTTCCCTCTCACCATCTCGGCCTGGGCGTCGAGGAAGTTTGCTCTCGATATGGTTTCCCTGTTTCTAAGGTTGGGCGTTACAAATCGCATTCCCCAGTCGCCCGGCTTTTCAGGATCTGTGGTGATTGAATTCCATTTAAACCCCCGGAGAGTTAGGAAAATGGAAAAGAGCCGGATATATTCAGGCAGCATTATGGTTTGCCTGACCTCTGCATCCTGAAGGGCCGACTCCATTTCAAGGATGGACATTCTTTCAGTCGTTGACCAGTAGAGACCGAGCATCCACGAGGGGAGACCAAACTTGGAAACTATCTGCTCCAACACATGACGCACAGGTATCTCCATAGCCAATTCCTCGCCATCAGATCCAATGATTTTTATTGAGATTTCAGAATTCGTATCCGTTGCCGTAACGAAATCCGCCGATTTACCTGCTCTTTTAGATGTAATAGCAGTATTAAAATCGGTCGCTAATTTCTGCCTTCGGGTTTCTGTTGTATCTCCGTCCTTGCTGGAGGTCTTATAATGAATATGATAAGAAGGATCCCCGAACCGCTCCCAGACATTCAGAAGGCTGTTCTCCATGGTCATGAGTATCTTGGAGACGAATTCCATGGAACGGAGTTTACTCACCCCATAGGGATTGGTGTTTTCATTATCTATGGAAAAGTGGAGCAGATTAGCCGGGTTGAGTTTGATCTCATTGATTCCGGAGATATAAAGAGATTGGTTATAGCTTGCCGTGAGGATCTGATAGGGCAGAGATTGGGGGTTGCTGTATACCCGCTCAGGCATGTTCCCCGGATATCTATACCATGGTTCGGCCTTGCCTTCTTCGTTCCTTCTATAAACGATGTGCTTGCTGTCCGCCACTCGGAGGCCGGCAATGTCCTTCATATCTTTCGTGGCTATCATCTCGGAGAGAGAAAAGCCCTGCTCAAAGGTCTCGTTGGACGAGTTTTCAAGGAAGGCCTGTATCCCTTTTTGTGTATCATTGACAGGGACGTTCATGGCAAAGTCTTCAAGGGCCTGTACTATTTTAGGATTGTCGCCGATGATCTCTATGGTACCGTTGAGGGATATAAGGTGCCTGATGCCTGCATCGATAATAGGAATGCCCTCACGAAGGGCCTCATAGAAATCACCGGACACCTTCCGGAGATAGTAGTCCTTGAAATGCTCCGTCATTATCCCTTGAGGCGCGTTGTCCCGTATCTGAGGTTTGGAGATCACCTCATGCTGCTTTGCCCTGCTTATGTTTAATCCAAAAATATTCAAGACCTTTCAACCTCTAACTTAGGGTAATAAGCGCCTTTCCATTCAACCGTCTCATGTGGTAGGGCGTTGTTTAATTCAGTTGGTCCGACAAAATAGTTTTCATCACGGCATGCAACGACAGCCTTTTGTTCAGTATCGAAGACACCCACATATTCCCAGTCCCACTTTGCTTTTTTGCCTTCTTTTACCTGGCCTACTATCCATAAATTCATTTTTTAATTCCCGCTTGCGAAAAGGTCTTCTGTTATGTCATCAGGTATTACCAATTTCAAAGTGCAAACCGTTTCCGCATCTATTAAATGGTCATCCTTTGTTTTAAATATCCTGTGCCTTGATCCCTGTCTGTAGGTGTAACTTGTAAAATAATTCCTGTAATCCGGGTCGGGCGGCAGCTGCCATTCAACCCTTTGCATCTTTGTTACGTTAAGATCGATGCCCAGCTCTTTCATGAGGCAGCGTTTCGGCTTGCCCGTGATCTTGTCCGTGATCAGATCTCCATCTTCGTTGATCTGGTCACAGGCAGAGCCGAACATATAGCCCGTTACCCGCTCGTCAAAATTCTTCCCCTCATAAGATCCCTCACTCTGGAGAATATGGCATACAGCAGACCCCGCATTACCGAAGTCAAGGCCGATCCCTTTCGGGCTAAATATTGAGTCAATGGCATCAATAAAATCTGCCTGCAGGTCATAGGTGACCCCTTTGAGCTGGATCCGCGCGATGGTACGCCACGTCTTTCCGAATACCAGGCGGACGACAATTTCTGTCGGGTCCTGGGAAAAACCAAGGTCACAACCCACATAAAGAAGACCAGGGATCCCTTTAAAAATACCGCGCAGGATCTTGACAAAATAGTCGGGACTCTCAGGGTCTTTAAACCGGGAAAGAGAGAGCTCACGATCTTCGAGGACGTCTTCCTCTTCCTCTTTTTTGTTGCCCACAGACTTCGCAAGACACCAAGCCGAAGCATTGACACGGACTGTGCCGGTACCTTCGTCGACCATGAACTTGACGACACGATAATCCGGGATATTGACATAACAAGGGCTGAACTGAACCCAGGGGAAGACAGCGTTTTCAGGGTCGCCCCACTTGCCGAGAACATTCCGTAGATAGCCGGAACTGTCTTCACCTCCATAAAGCTTGATGAACCAGCGCTTACGAGCCTCACTCCAAAAAGGTTCGGGCTGCAGGGTCTTAGGCCAGTTAAAAAGACGAAAGTTACGCTCGCCCATACCATCAAGATCTTGAGAGACATTCTCCTCTTCGCCATCATCTACCTTTTCTCCCTTTGCGATCTGGCAGAGCTTGTAAAAAGTGCAGGTCCTGTCACCATCGGGCACACTGTAGAGCCGTGACGTTGCCGATGGCTTTTGTGCCCGCCAGAATTCTGTCCAGATATCAGGGTTTTTTGCTTTTGCCGCTTCATCAAAAAATGATTTATTCCTTATATGTTTGCCGCGAAAGGCGCGGCCTTCATAACCGGCAGGTGAAAAATAGGTCTTGTGCCGGTTAAGCCATTGAAACTCGTGGTGCGGGTGTTTAACATGCTTGCCCAGGCTTTTACCGAGCTTGGGATTGAGATAGTGGATCTGCTCCTCACAGGCAGAGATAACGTCCATGAGATAGACCTGCTCAGGGGCGGCAACCATACAAGAGCCCCCAGGGCTGGTGAATGCCTCATGAAGGAGGATGACCATAAGTTCCCGAGTCTTTCCCACCTCAGAGCCGTCCTCGTGTACACAATCGCCATCATAAAGAAGGCTATCCAGCTGGTAGTCAAAGAAGGTGTAAGGATCCCCGGTGTCCGGCTCTTTAAGAAAGACGTTTGCCCAGAGGTCACGGTTTTGGCAGACAATAGTCTCCTGGATATCATCAAAAGAATAAGGAAGATCACCCCGGGCAAGCTGATGCCAGCTCCAGCCGTTCTTTGCGAGAACTGCATCGAATCGTTCTTCAGGAATAACAAGTTTGCCTTTGAGTTCATCTAGCCTCACGTATCAATTTTTCTTTCCTTAGCTTCTCCCATGAGGGAGGCAAGGCTTTTGACTGCTTCACCGACTTTCTTTCCGCTCTTAGCCTTTTCAATTTCTTTCGCTGTCATCAAATGATCGGCTGGCGTCATGTTGAGCAGTTCCATATATTGTTTGTGGGCGGCTACAGCGGGATTAAGCTTGTACTCGTAACCGAGCACCTTCCCGTTAACGTCCAACTTGGAATGTTTAATAATTACGCCGTTTTCTTTTATAGACTCCTTGAGCATACGGAGGACATCAAAGCCCCCGGCCATTTCGAGAGCGGCCATATCCTGAAAGGAGTCATGCTTGCCATCCCTTATCGCCTCGATGATGTTTCCGAAGGCCTCGGCAACAAAAACCTTGTCCAGACAATCATCACCAGGCTCGACCTGTCCGTCAGTGATGAGAGAGCATTCAGAGTACTTATCGCAGCTACTTCGACAAGGCCTACCGAGCATTCCTGTAATAAGTGTTGAGGAATAGAGACCATGCTTCCATGAATTGCGTGAGGAAGCGGCTTTTCCATCCTCGGTATTCGGACCTGTAGAGAGTTGGGCATTCTTTTTCCTTGCATCCAGCGCCGCATCACTCATGTTGTAGGGACGGGGCTTTACTTTCATGGACTCAGGAATGCCGAACTGCTCTTCTGTATTTTTATCGTCGCTCATAGATCCCTTACTTACGAACCGCCTTTATTATTTCGGCAAATATATTCGTCTGGGGTTGGCCCATACCTGCAGAAGCCACCTGATAACGAGACCTTTTTTCTTTTGTTCTCATACCGAAGTAAGCGCGTAACAACCCTATCGGAGGCCCTAATATGGCAA